CATATTCACCAGTGGCTGTTGCGTTATTGCTAATAGCTTTGCAGGCACTGTTGATGATATAAGGAATGCCGTCAATGGTCCCGGTATTTCCATGAGTAAGGATGGTGTGAAATGGTTTCCCATCTGCTGTTCTAAGCTGGGAAAAGGCTTTCACATCAAATTTATTCAGGATTAGCACGGCTTGATCTTCTACATCTTCATCGCCACCGAAATTAAAAATAATATCATTCAAAGTGGTGTTTGAAATTGCGGATACCCCTAAATCCGTCCCTGCATCAATCGTCGTCGCAGCCTTGGAGAAAATACCAGCAAGGTGATTGGTTGCGCCTGTACCGATTAAAATTTCTCGTGTAATTTTACGACGAATGGACTTTGTAATCCCTCCCATGACCTCCGCCTCATAAGGGGCAGCAGGTAGTTTTACGATTTCTTCGGTAGACTCGCTATATGCGGTAATTTTCGTCTTATTGATGGACACATTACCGAAAGTAGTATCCGCATTGGTGTAAGAGGCACCCTCTAGGGTATAGTCACCATCAGCCGTATCAATCAAGAAGGGCTGTGTAAAAGATTCTCCTCCAGGCAAGGGCTGATAGGTAACCCGATCAATCAGTGAGGAAATCTTATTAAAGGTTTGGCTAATATTCGCAGCTTGGTGCTTGGCTAGTAGAATATTAGAACCCCCAACGGTTACTGTCCTTTGCTCTAGCAGATCCTTGCCTCGTTTTTCTCTTTCGGCAAATTCAATCTCTTCTTTGGTACGCTTTTCCCCTTCCAGCTTTGCCCCATCCACCTTGTGAAACCCTTTGCCTGGTTTAAAATCACGTTGCTCTGGTGCCTCACCACCAGCATTGACTGCCGCAGTACGAGCATCTGGTTCTTCCTTGGAACTAGCAAGTTGTTCAGCAGTTTCAGCCTCCGCAACCATAGTGCGTAGTTCCGCAATTTCAGCATTGAGTCCTTCTAGTTGGCCATTGATGCTCCTAAGTTCAGCTACATCTTCACTTTTTTCAGACCTTGCCACCAATGCGGCTCGGGCATCTTCTTTTACCTTTAACAGTTTTAATAATTTATCTTTCACGTTACATTCCTCCCAAAATTTTGTTTTTAAGTTTGATTACTTCCCGCTCATTTTTTTCATTATCCAATGCCGACCTGACATTCTCCAATGCCATTTTTGCGTTATCCAACGCAAAGCGATCATTCCGAGCGTTTATATCAGTGCCCGAATACGCTGGATAATTCACGGCACTCACTTCCATTACTTTTGCAAATTTAGTAATATGCCTCGTTGGCATATCGGTAGTAAGGTCTTCCCATCGATCTTCAGCTACATAAAAAATGAAGCTCATGCCTGAAATATCCTCGCGCTTTACCGCTGAATATAGGCTTTTCGCTTCTGTGTTATTTACTATATCTAAGTCTGCCCTGATGAATAGCCCTTGCTCGTCAACCGACAATTGCAACGTTGAATTGCTATTGTTGCGGCGGCTTCTGGCTAGTGGGATATCACTGACTTCATGATTTGCTGTAAATAACACATCATCAAAGGAGCAGCCATCAAAGGCACCGGGTTCTATCACCTCAAAGAACCAATCGCCAATGTTTGTTTTTTGATTGTACACGGCAGCATGCCCTTCAATGACCCCTTCTTCATCCACTGTATGAATGTCAGGCATCCCAAAACTACGCATGACTTTTTGATCTTTTCTCGGCAGTTTACTCTTGGCCATTGTTCGTATCACCTTCCTTTTTAGTAGCTCCTATATTTTTACTAGCCCCTGCACTGCTGAGTTGGTAGGAATCTGCGATGTTGGTATTCACAAAATTTAAAGACTGGAGCCTTCGATCCCCACCCTCAAAAGGTTCATAGCCAAACATGTCATTAATTTCATTGAGCGTCATTAGTCCCGTATTGGTTGCCAAAGTGGCAAGTTCAATCTTATTTAGGGTTGATAAATATTCCACGCGGTTGTAGTAGCACTTGACCCGATGCCCTACATCCTGCTCCCTCGCCGTAAATAGGCAGCTGGACATGGCCTGTTCAAATTCAGTAATAAAGTCCTCGATGCAATTTTGATAAAAGGCTTCATGTTGCTCCCCGTTATAGTCCCCCGACATTATGGCATGAGAAATACCATATCGTTCGCGGACAATATCTTTTAGAAAGGTCATGACTTCACTTTTAATTTCAGCAGGCTTCATATTCAGCGGCGTGAACTCCCCAGCCAAATCGGTGGCTACAATACCTGCCTTGCTACTAAAAACATGCTCCTCAAATTTATCTCGTGCAGCTTTAATTTTATCCGCATCGATCAGAGTCTTTGCAGTATACAAGCCAGTGATTTTAAGACTGGCTTCGATGGACTTGGGCAAGCCCTGCAAGACTTGGTCTAGAGTAGTGACCGCCCGCAGCAGGTCTGTGGTATCCGGCCTACCAAAGTCATTGCCACCACCAACAATGGTATTTTTGCCACGCCGCCAGCGCAAGTGAACAATATCGGCATAGGGCAAGACATCTGACGACCCATCTCGCCAATAGAATTTAATCTCCCACACATTCCCCGAATCATCAGTGCCAATCTCAATCTCAGTAGGATTGAGCGGATAAAAAGCTGTGTATTTACGGTAGGGATTGCCTTGCAAGTCATACACGATCTCGTACTGCGGGTAGATAAAGCAATTGCAATCTTTACGCCGTAGCCATTCACAGCATGCCAAGAAGTCTTTTGTTGTCTGCAAGGGATTGGGTTTGAACCGAAACAGCCTTGTAATATCATCATTAAGCTTACGAATGCTCTCTGGTTTTTGCACCACTGATACAATATCGATTTTGCTTACCTCGGTAGCAATGCGATCAATGCAGTTATTGACAAAGTCTGAGAGATAAACGTCCTGCCCAAAGGCAGAAAAAATAGCCCGGCCATCGTTTAAGATGGAGGCTAGTTGCTTGTACATTTGTTTTTGATTGTAGCGGCTTAGTATGCCTTGCAAATAGTTGAGTATCACATTTGAGCCTCCTAACACCTTGCCCTAAACTCATTTTTATATCGGCTATACCCAGCAAATGCAATGATAAAGCCTAACGCACCATCAATGCGATTTTTCGATTGACCGTACTTCTTGATTGGCATGATGCGCCCAATTGCATCCATCTTGATGGACACATTACGCAAGTTCCATCTATCTATTTCATTATTGTTATAGTTGAGCGTCTTATTTTTCAGTGCTGATTCTAATAACCGCATCGGATTTGATAGGCTAGAAAAATCCATGTTGATGCGTTCTAGTATTCCTTCGCCAAAATGCTCGATGAACGAATTCTTGAATCCAGAACTATGCCAGTTGTCGTAGCAGCATTTATATGGCGTCATCTTATAATTTTCATACAGTGAGTAAAACCACTTAACAACAATTACGGGATCTACCTCATCCCCTGGACAAATGGTAACTAACCCTCGTCTCGCCCATTCACGATAGTCTTTTCTCTCGGGATTAGTCTTATTATCATCCTCAAGTATGGCATCTGCTTTTGTCTCAGGGATAAAATACATGGTTAGTGTATAGGTGTGCCCTGATTCATGATCATAGAACAAAGCCTTAGCATTGCATAGGTCTGTGGTTTCTGCAAAATCCAAAGATGATATATAATATTTACCCTTAAATTTTTCTGCCTCAAAAGTTTCTGTGTTTACAATGTCCACTTCCGTGAGCCAAGCCGCCGCTGAATTTTGCTTGAAATTAAAATCTTTGCCAAGTACAAATACCCTTGTTGCTGCATCGGTCTTGGCTTCATTAAGCATTTGCCTTAAAAAACTAATCTTTTTTATCACTTTAAGCCCTGGATTTGACTTATACCACGACTCCTCATCCTGATATATTTCCGATTCATTATCTTGCGTGTAAAGCCATACCAGCCATCTTGGACGACTTAGCTCACCATTTAAAACTCTCCTTGCGTCCGCTAGTCTATGATCAAGATACCCGTCATCAATAAATCCTTCGGTAGTTAGTTCCCAATATAGAGGTTCATCCTGAGTTGATAACGCTTGCCTAATCGGCATTATTAAAGTGTTGTCTTGCATTTCAAAAACTTCATCCACCGCACCTACTGCAATATTACGACCTTCTTTTGCTCCCGTCTTCGCTGATAGCTTTCGTATACTCCCTTTATTTTGGTAGCTAAATTTACCTTTCTTAGATCTTTGTTTCGGATTGCCGAAAAATATGCCCCTTATATTTTTCCTCGTGCATTTTTCAAGGGTTCTACTTTCTTCTCGCATTGCATTTATGGATTGGAACATTAAATCAGCTTGTTCATAAGAGTTGCTGGCACAAAGTATCTTGCAACCAGCAAAACCACAAAACCATTCCGCCAAACAAATCGCACCGATGAGAGGAGTATTGTGTGTAAC